CATATGGACTATGGCGTAGTACTGAGTGCATTCTTCTGGAAAAGGTTCAAAAACCGTGAAAATATAACGTTTTTTGACCCCAATGAAGTTCCAGACTTATATGAGGCTTTCTATACTAGTTCTGAGAAGTTTGAAGAACTTTACGTCAAATATGAAAAGCGTAAGGATTTACGCAAAAAGACCATGAATGCAGAAGATGTATTCAAGGGCGGGATACTAAAAGAAAGAACTGATACTGGACGTATCTATCTGGTGTTCATTGATAACGTCATGAACCAAGGTCCCTTTGACCCAGAGTATCATACGATCTACCAAAGCAATCTATGCTGTGAGATATTGCTACCGACTAAGCCCTTCAAGCGACTAGACGATGATCAGGGTCGTATCGCACTATGCACATTAGGATCTATCAATTGGGGTGCGTTTAGAAACCCAGAAGATATGCGTAGAGCCTGTAGAATATTACAGCGTAGTCTCTGTAACATACTTGATTATCAAGATTTCTTAAGTATACAAAGCAAACTAAGCAATGATGAGATACAACCACTGGGCATCGGTGTAACGAACTTAGCATACTGGCACGCCAAGCGTGGTATGAAATATGGCGAGAAGGACAGTCTACAAGAAGTAAAGAGTTGGATGGAACATCAAGCATTCTATCTAACAGAAGCTACAGTTGAACTTGCTAAAGAACGTGGCAAGTGTATTGACAGCGACAAGACACGTTATGGTCAAGGTATATTCCCTTGGGAGTTACGTAGTAAGGGTGTCAATAGTCTAGCAAACTTCAAACCTGAACTTGACTGGGAACCACTCAGAAATGAGATGAAACAATATGGCGTAAGAAATGCTACATTGATGGCAATCGCCCCTGTAGAAAGTTCAAGCGTAGTCATCAACTCAACTAATGGCATTGAGTTGCCTATGAGTTTGATTAGCACTAAAGAAAGCAAAGCGGGTAGTTTCACGCAAGTGGTACCTGAGTATAATAAACTCAAGAATAAATATGAACTCATGTGGGAGCAAACTGACTGTATTGGTTATATCAAAACAGCAGCAGTGTTAGCCGCATATGTCGATCAAAGTATCAGCACGAACACGTTCTATAATCCAGCATATTTTCCAGAACGCAAAGTTCCAACAACACTGATCGCAAAGAATTTGATGTTAGCACATCAATATGGACTAAAGACTTTTTATTATAGCCTGATCAATAAGGCTGGCGCCAAAGTAGTAGAAGAACAACAAATAACACAAACTGAAGAGATAGCAAACGAAGAAGATTGCGAGAGTTGTAAACTATGAGTAAAGAACAATATAACCTAAAAACAAAAACAGATTATCTTAATCGCAAGATGTTTCTTGACCCTAGTGGTCCTGTAACCATACAAAGATTTGAAGAAGTCAAATATAACAAGGTGCAGAAACTAGAACAAACAGCACGTGGTTTCTTTTGGGTGCCAGAAGAAGTCAGCCTAACAAAAGATGCTAACGATTTCAAAGACGCAAGTGATGCTGTCAAGCATATCTTTACTAGTAATCTACTACGTCAAACCGCACTTGATAGTTTGCAAGGGCGCGGTCCTAGTCAGATATTCACACCGGTGATATCATTGCCAGAATTAGAAGCATTGGTTTATAACTGGACATTCTTTGAGACAAACATTCACAGTCGTTCATATAGTCACATCATTCGTAACATCTATAATGTTCCTAAAGAAATCTTTAATACGATTCACGATACTAAAGAAATCGTTGATATGGCAAGTAGTGTAGGCAAGTATTATGATGACTTACATCTAATCAATTGCCGCAAAGAAGCAGGTGAGAAGATTAAAGAAAGTGATCATATCAAGGCTATTTGGCTAGCACTCAATGCAAGTTATGCACTAGAAGCATTTAGGTTCATGGTCAGTTTTGCAACTAGCCTTGCTATGGTTGAGAACAAGATGTTTATCGGTAATGGTAACATTATCAGTTTGATATTACAAGATGAGATATTACATAAAGAATGGACTGCTTGGATCATCAATCAAGTAGTAAAAGAAGATCCACGATTCGCAAAAGCAAAGCAAGAATGCGAAGTAGAGGTCTATGCATTGTATATGGATGTGATACGTGAAGAAAAGGCCTGGGCTGAATATCTATTCAGTAAGGGTAGTGTTATCGGTCTAAACGCAAATATTCTAAAAGATTTTGTTGATTATACCGCCAATACCGCATTAAAAGAAATCGGCATCAAGTATACTCAACCGGCACCCAAAGTCACACCTATACCTTGGTTCAACAAGCATAGTGACACAAGCAAGAAACAGACCGCACTACAAGAAAACGAAAGCACTAACTATGTGATAGGCGTGATGAGTGACAAGCTAAATTACGACGACCTACCTAATCTATAATACATACAACAAGGAGAATAAAAAATGAAAGCTATTATATGGAGCAAGCCTGACTGTCCTAAATGCGTTTCGGCGCAGACTTTATTATCGAACCGTGGGTATGATGTTGAAGAAAGAAAGCTAGGATTTGGATGGAATCGTGAACAGCTATTTGATGTTGTACCAAATGTCCGTAGCGTACCTCAAATTTTTATTGATGAAAAATATGTAGGCGGATTAGAAGATTTAGAAAAATACTTAAGCAAGGAGACAAAATAATGGAACTTAAAGTAGACGAGATTTTTACATTCAAGCTTAATAGCGGAGAAGAGATCGTAGCTAAAGTGGTTGATGTTAGTTTACCACATGTCACTATCACTGAACCGGTCAGCATAGGCCCAAGTTCGGGCGGTGGATTAGGTTTAGTACCTAGCATGTTTACCTATAATACACGCGGAAATGTCAAGCTAAATACTGATAACGTATGTTTGTTTGCTGAAACCGATGAAAATGTACGCAGCAAATATATAGAGGCGACTACAGGACTAAAGGTACCTGATAAAAAAGTTATATTGGGGTAAACTATGCCAAAACTTAGCAGAATGGGAGACAGAAACTCTGCCGGCGGTAAAATCATAAGAGGAGCTGACACAGTTTTTGCAAACAACATAAAAGTAGGTTTGCATGTTAGCGAGATTACTCCCCATGAACCATTCGCTAAAAAACCGCATCCTCCCCATAAACAAGCTAAAACCACAGAAGGAAGTCCCACAGTGTTTGCAGAGTTCTGCCCTGTATTACGAGAAGGAAGTCCTAACACATGTGGCCATAAAATCGCAGAAGGAAGCGATGACGTATTCGTTCCTTAAACTATGGCAGATACAGGTAAGCAAAGCCCGTTAGGAATAAATGTATTAGGTACATTATTACAGAATGCCGGCTTTTATATCAACCCTACTGCTCAAGGTTATTTCGGTGTAAGTAGGACTAACGGTCAATATAGTCCCGGCAGCATAGTTAATGATACCTGTTTGTTATGGTTAACTTATGCTATTAATGATGCATACAATAGAGGTGATGCAAGCGGAGCAACAGGGCCAGGATTGCCCACAGTAGATAAAGACACTTACGAAAATCTAATCAATATAGGACAAAGCAGAATAGCAGCATTAGGAAATAGTGCGCCTCCTACATATTTGATTGAAGATCCTTCAGGAGTATGGGACGGTGAAGCGACTTCAGGATATCCTATACCAGGCGACGGGGCAGAGCCTGATCCACCATATGACCCGCCAGTATTACCTGAGTATCTTGGTCAAGGACAGGAGGCTACCTGGTTTCCATTTAAGTGTACAGGGGAAGACCCCAATCCTAACATAGGAGCTAGCCAATGGGGATGGATACGATTACTTGCCTTACAAGCATGGAATGAGTTTAACTGGAACGGTGAAGAGATAGGCATGAAGGCAGACGACCCCACTCTTATTGAGCCAGAATATGTTGTGCAACTTAAAGAGTTTACATCATCATTTTTATCAGCAGATAGTTTTGTAAACTATAGCAATAAAGCTTTGTTCGCTATGCAAAATAGCAAAACTTACCTTAAAGGCATCTATAGTAATATGGATGACTTGATAACAGGT